GTAGCCGTAAACCGTATTGGGGGACTTATTGGCGATTATCTGCGGCCACACCTCATTGCACATATCCGACACGGTTTTGCATTCGGATATGTTGTTGATAGAATCCGTCCATGCATTAATCTTAGCCTGCAGCTCTCGCTTCGTCTTAGCTTGAATGACCTTCGATTTCCGCCGACGCTTCCCGGTATAGTCCGGATCCAGGTCTACCCATACACGGTACTTATTCTTTTCCAGTTCCTTGATATGCATGGCAGCACCTCCTTGCAATAGTTCAACTTTCCAACTCAAAAACTAGTTAAGCCCTAGACCTCAACCGCACCCGAATCAATGGGCCGTCTACTATCTAGGGCTTGTTAACTTTACATGTATAGTAACACCATAGATAGCTTTAATGCAATTACTTTTATTAATGCAATAATTAAAGATTGCTTTAAATAGAAATGATAAAATAACATGTAATTAAAATAAGTGCATATATTTTTTAATTGTAGTTAAACCATTTTGCGTACATCCGCAAAATGGTTTTATTTTGAATACTCCATTTCCACCACCATGCGCAGCAGTGTCAGAACATATTCCGGTGGCTTCCGGGTACCGTATTCCCAGTTCTGATAGGTGCGAAGCGGAATGTTATACTTCTTTGCAAAGTCTGTCTGATTGAGTCCTGTGAGCTCTCTGATTTCTTTAATGTCCATTGTATTCCTCCATTCATGATGTTATAATCAGATACGGCCTCGACACGATGGTTGTCATGCTCGTCGACAAGATGAATGACGAGAACGAGAAAATCATCGGCATCGATACCAGATTCTTGGAAGATGCGATGCAAGCAGAGGTGAATAGAGGCTAGTTAACGCTATTAATCAGAAACAAGAGGTACAAATGATCAAAGCAAAGAAAAACAAAAAATCCGATTCGGTGAACGTCGACATGAGTGGAAAGTGCAGCGAGGTAGCGGATGAATATACTGCCGTAACGCAGGGATTCGCTAATATGTGCGTAAAAGAGTGCATTCCCGGAACGCTCGAATTAATAAAAAAAGATGCGCATAAAAATTTAGACATTGCGTTCAAATTGGCGGAAAACCATGAAGTGAGAAGAAGATGAATAAAGCTAAAACTAAAAAATGAAAAGTTAAAACTAAAAAAGTAAAGGAATATTTAACAAAGTTAAAGAAAAGGAGAATACCGAAATGATTAAGACTAAGGACGGAATGACGAAAGTAGCGGGAACTAACGACGAACTCTTGATTGATTTTGCTGGAACAGCGGAATCTTTGCTGAGAAAAACCAAAATTACAGCAGAGCAGCTTCACAAAGCAGTTAAGCTTGCAGAGATGACTGTAAAGCTGGTGGACAAAATCGGTGCTTTCTTTGAGGACGAGGTTCAGGATTACGAGGTGGCAGAGGAAGAAGACGAAGCAGAGGAAGAGGAGAAAATCATCGCGAAGAAAAACGGGGTAAAGGTAGCGACATTCGAAGCCGATGACATGGACGAAATGCTGGAGTGGCTGAAGGGTGAACTCGAGAACCTGGAGGATGAATCCGATGATTAAGCAGGAAACGATGTTATCGGACACCGCTGACGAAGTGAACCGCCTTGGGATGGAAGAAACCGAGCTGGAAAAGCTTCGG